ATGCCGCATCTGCGCGTGCCGCTCGCGCCCTTCGTTGGGCTCGCCGCGGCGCGGATCGCCGATGCGAGCGGCGCCAAGCTCGACATACCGCCTGGTTATTTCGTGGTCGACAGCCTGTCGGAGCCCGGGCGCATTGCCGCCGGTCCGCTGGTCCCGGCGCCGGGCATTGCCACGGCCGGTATCGAACTCGATGTCGTCGTCGGCTATGGCAGCGCGCCGGAGGCCGTGCCGATGCCCTTGCGCCAAGCCGTGCGCCAAGCCGTGCGCCAACTCGCGGCAGGCTTCTACGAGCGCCGGGGCGACGAGGTGAACGCTGCGACATTGCCGGCTGAAATCGCGGCACTCATCGCGCCCTATCGCCGGGTGAGGCTCTGACATGCCGGCGATCGGAGATATGCGCCGCCATCTCCGGCTGGAGATCGCGGTCGATACGCCCGACGACGTCGGCGGGCTCACGCGCAGCTGGCTCGATCTCGGCCCGGTCTGGGCAGCGCTCGAACGGCTCGGCGCCGGCAGTGCCGAGCGCGATCAGGCCGACCGGCGCGAGCTCGCCACGAGCTATCGCGTGACCATGCACTGGCGCGGCGACGTCACCGGCAGCCACCGCCTGCGCGAGGGCGAGCGCATCTTCGCCATCCGCAGCGCTGCCGATCCCGACGGACGCCGGCGCCGGCTCATCTGCACGGTCGAGGAGGTAACGCCATGAGCGACATCACGGCGGCCGAGGCGGCAAGCCCTGTGCTCGCGCTGCGCCGCGCCATCATCGCCCGGCTCGCGGCCGATGCGGTGCTCGTCGGAATCTTGGGCGGGCCGCGCGTCTACGACCCGGTGCCGCGCGCGGCGGCGGGGGTCTATGTGACCTTCGGCGATCTCAACTGCCGCGACTGGTCGACGGCGACCGACCAAGGCCATCAGCAGGATGCGACCCTGGTCGTCTGGTCGAAGACGGGCGGGGCCAAGCCCGCGCTGGCTGCGGCGGCGCGCATCTTCGCACTGCTGCACGAGGCCGATCTCGCGCTTGTCGGCCACCACCTCGTCAACCTGCGCGTGACTGCGACGGAAGCCCGCCGCGACGCGCGCGCCGACCTCGATCGCGTGACGCTGCGCCTCAGCGCCGTCACCCAAGTTCTTCCGGCCGCATAGGCCTGCAACAGGATGATGCAATGAGCGCGCAAAAGGGCAAAGACCTGATCCTGAAGGTCAATGACGGCACCGGCTTCGTGACGGTTGCCGGGCTGCGCAGCCAGCAAATCAGTTTCAATGCCGAGACCGTCGATATCACCCACGCGGAATCGGCCGGCCGTTGGCGGGAGCTGCTCGCCGGGGCCGGCGTGCGCAGAGCCTCGGTCACCGGCTCCGGCGTCTTCAAGGATGAGGCTTCGGATGCCCAGACGCGCCAGATCTTCTTCGCCGGCGACATCGTCGGTTGGCAGATCGTCATTCCGAGCTTTGGCACGATCGAGGGGCCGTTCCAGATCACCGCACTCGAATATTCCGGCGAGCATACGGCCGAGGTCACCTTCCAGGTGACGCTGGAATCCGCCGGCGCGCTCGCCTTCACCGCGCTTTGAGGCCCGCCATGGCGAACCGTCATCGCGGGGAGGTGGAGGCCGTCTTCGGCGGCCGCCGCTACACGCTCTGCCTCACGCTCGGCGGGCTCGCCGAGCTCGAAACAGCACTCGGCACGGACGGGCTCGCGGGGCTCGGCACGCGCTTGGCGTCCGGCCTGTCGGCGCGCGACGTCATCCGCATCCTCGCCGTCGGGCTGCGCGGCGGCGGCACGGCGCTCAGCGACGGGGAGGTCGCGCAGTTCCCGCTAGCCGATTTTGGCGCCTATGCGGAGGCTGTGCGGGCACTGCTCGCTGCCACCTTCGGGGAGGGCGGGGCGCCCGAGACCGAGGCAAACCCTTGACCGCCGCAGGGCGCCTCGATCCGTCCCCCTTTCCTTGGGGAGAGGTGATGGCCTTCGGGCTCGGCGTCCTGCGGCTTTCTCCGCGTGACTTCTGGGCGATGACGACTCGCGAGCTCGCGGCCGCGATCGACGGTGCAACGGGGAGGAGGCCGCGCGTGCCGCCCATGACGCGCGCGGATCTCGCGGCACTCATGCGCGCTTTCCCGGATCGTAGCGGCGATTGCCAATAGCCGAGCTCACGATTATGGTGAAGCATTGATATTTATTCTTATGTTCCGGACCATTCATGCTTCGCCCTTTCATCTTGACGGCGATCGTTGTTGGCCTCGCCGCGTGCCAGACCGCCACGCCAAAGACGATCTTCGACGCGACGGCGGCGAGCCGGATCCTCAAACAGGGGACGGGCCGCGTCGAGGGCAGCCTTTTCCTGCGAAGCTATCGCGGCCGAGTCGTGCGCGGCGCCGGGGTGGAAGTCGAACTGGTCCCTGTCACGGCTTATGCCGAGGAGCGGATTGGTCTGATCTATGGGCGCGACAAGTATCGCCCGGTCCTTCTCGTGGGTCGAACCACGCCGCCCGACCCGGACTACGAGACCTACAAGCGCAAGACGAAGGCCGATATCAAAGGTGATTTTGTTTTCGACCATGTTGCGCCGGGCGACTATTTCGTCGTGGGCTCGGTGACCTGGCCAGATCCGGGCAGTATGTTGCCGGGCGGTGGATTCATCTATGACCGTGTGACGGTGATGAATAACGGGACCGCCAAAGTGGTCTTGTCGGGCCACTGAAGACATCGCCGCTTCAGTCTTTTTCACCGCCCATCCGATGTCCCGGCGCGCAATGATCTCGTCGGCGTGATTCGCGCGCGCTGAAGTCGCACGACCGATCGTCGACCAGACTGACGAAATAGACAAAGAACAACCTGAGGAGCTCGTGCTATGGCCGAAGACGTCGGACCATTGTCCGCCGAGATCGATCTCGATGCCCAGGAAGAAAAACTGAAAAACGTCACCGATTTGGCGCGCAAGTTCGGCCAGTCCCTGTCGGATGCTTTTGTTAAAGGCACGACGAGTGGAAGGAGCTTCGACGGCGTGCTGCAGAGTGTGGGAAAAAGCCTGGTCGGCTTCGCCACGAAACTCGCCTTGAAGCCTCTGGAACAGACGATCAGCGGCGGGTTGGACACGCTGTTCTCAGGGCTCTTCTCCGGCGCGGGATCGAGCTCGGCGCTGTCTGGCGTCGGCGGGCTCTTCAAGAGTGCCAACGGCAATGTCTTCTCGGCGGGACGCGTGCGCCCCTTCGCCCAGGGCGGGGTGGTCGCCGCGCCGACTTTTTTCCCGATGACGAGCGGCCTCGGACTGATGGGGGAGGCAGGGCCGGAAGCCATCATGCCGCTTGCGCGCGGTCCCGATGGTCGGCTCGGCGTTCAAGCCGGCGGCAATGCCCGGCCGGTCAATGTCACCGTCAATATCGCCGCCAATGACGCGGAGAGTTTTCGGCGCTCGGAGGCTCAGGTCTCGGCTGCGCTGGCGCGGGCCGTGGCGCGCGGCCAACGCGCATTGTGAGCAAGCCCATGCCTGCAGACTTTCACGAGATCCGCTTTCCGCTCGATGTCGCGCTCCAGGCGAGCGGCGGCCCGGAGTGGCGCACCGACATCGTCGTGCTCGGCTCGGGTCGCGAGCACCGCAATGCCCGATGGGAGCGCTCCCGCCGCCGCTATGACGCCGGCTATGGTGTGAAGTCACTCGATGCGCTCGCCGTTGTCGTCGCCTTCTTCGAGGAGCGGCGCGGCCGCCTTTTCGGCTTCCGCTGGCTTGACCGGCTCGACGGGAAATCCTGCGCGCCCTCCGCCGTCCCGGCGCCTGGCGATCAGGCGATCGGGACGGGCGATGCTGCGCGGCGCGACTTCCAACTCGTCAAGACCTATGGCGCGGCCCATGCGCCCTATCGGCGCGCCATCGCCAAACCCGTCGCGGGCATCGTACGGGTCGCGCTCGCCGGGGTCGAGCAGGACGCCGGCGCCGATTACACCTGCGATCCGACGACGGGGCAGGTGACATTTGCGACAGCACCGGGCTTCGGCGTGATGGTGACGGCGGGTTTCGAATTCGACGTGCCCGTGCGCTTCGATATCGATCAGCTCGAGGTCGACCTCGCTGCCTTCACCGCCGGGATCATCCCGAAAATTCCGCTCGTCGAGCTCACCGACTGACGAGACCCCCATGCGTACACTCGATCCGGGCTTTGCTGCCCATCTCGGCGAAGGCGTTACGACCCTTTGCCATTGCTGGAAGCTCATTCGCCACGACGGCGTGGTAATGGGCTTCACCGACCACGATCGCAACCTCGGCTTTTCCGGCGTCATCTTCCAGGCCGGTACCGGCCTGGAAGCGGCCGAAGTCGCCTCCGAGCTCGGCTTCACCATCGGCGGCGGAGAGGTCTCGGGCGTGCTGACGGCCGCGAGCCTCACGGAGGATGACCTTGCCGCCGGTCTCTATGACGACGCCAATATCGAGGTGTGGCTGGTCAATTGGGCCGATGTCGATCAGCGCCTGCTGCTCGAGGTCGGCTCGATCGGCGAAGTCAAGCGCAGCGAACATGGCTTCACGGCCGAGGTGCGCGGCCTCATGCATCGCTACAACGAGGAAAGCGGCAGGATCTACCGCACGACCTGCTCGGCCGATCTCGGCGACGCCAAATGCCGGGTCGATCTCGCGGATCCGGCCTTCTCGGCCACGGCCATGGTGACGGTGAGCGACGGCCAACTCGGCTTCGGCGCCGAGGGCATCGCATCTTTCGCCGATGACTGGTTCACCGCGGGGCAAGTGAAATGGCTCACGGGCGCCAATGCCGGTTCGGCCGTCGATGTGAAGGCGCATCGCGCGGTTCCCGGCCGCGGCGAGATCATGCTGTGGCAGCCGCTGTCGCGCGCCATTGCGGTCGGCGACAGTTTTCGCATCACGGCCGGTTGCAACAAGCGTTTCGAGACCTGCCGGGCCAAATTTGCCAATGGCGCGAATTTCCGCGGCTTCCCGCATATGCCCGGCAACGATTTCGTCGTGCGCTATCCGCTCTCGGGCGAGCCCGGCTTCGACGGCGGCAGCTTCTTCCGTTGACCACGGTGGCAGTTACGCGCGGTGAGGTGGTCAGCGCCGCCCGCGCCTGGTGTGGCACGCCCTATCGCCACCAGGCCTCACGGCGCAGCATCGGCACGGATTGCCTCGGCCTCGTGCGCGGCATCTGGCGCGATCACTTCGGCTGCGACCCGGAGATGCCGCCGCCCTATGCCCCAGATTGGGCCGAAGCAGGCCGGCGCGAGGTGCTGGCGGAGGCGCTCGGCCGGCACTTCCGCACAATCGACCCGGCGGCTTTCGCTGCCGGCGACGTGCTGCTCTTCCGCTGGCGGGCGCATTTGCCGGCGGGGCATCTCGGTGTTGCCACCGGCCGGGGGCGAATGGTCCACGCGCATGCGGGAGCTGCCGTCGCTGAAGTGGCTATCGGCCGGTGGTGGTCTCGCCACCTTGCTTTTGCCTTTTCCTTTCCGGGGATTTCCGACTGATGGCCACACTCGTGCTTCAGGTAGCCGGCGCCAGCTTGGGCGGGATCATCGGTGGGCCGATCGGCGCCATCATCGGTCGGGCCGTCGGCGGTCTTGCCGGTGCCGTCGTCGATACCGCCCTCCTGTCCTCGATGAGCGGGAGCCGCCATGTCGAGGGGCCGCGCCTGACCGACGTGCAGGGGCTTGCCTCGACGGAAGGCGCGGGCGTGCCGCGCGTCTATGGCCGGGCGCGGGTGGGCGGCCAGCTCATCTGGGCGACGCGGCTCGAGGAGGTGGTCAATGTCAGCAAGTCGAGTGCCGGTGGCGGCAAGCTCGGCGGCGGTGGTGGTACCGTCACCACGAACTACAGCTATTTCGCCAATCTGGCGGTCGGCCTCTGTGAAGGGCCGATCGCCTTCGTGCGCCGCGTCTGGGCCGACGGCCGTGAGCTCGACCAGAACAGCTTCGTCATGCGCGTACACAGCGGCAGTGAGGACCAGGAGGCGGACCCGCTGATCGTTGCTAAGGAGGACGGGGAGAATGCGCCCGCCTACCGCGGCCTCGCCTATGTGGTCTTCGAGCGCCTGCCGCTCGCCGATTTCGGCAACCGCATCCCGCAGTTCTCCTTCGAGGTGCTGCGGCCGGTCGCCGGGCTGGGTGAGGCCGTGCGCGCGGTGGACCTCATTCCCGGCGCAAGCGAGTTCATCTACGAACCCTCGCCTGTCACGCAGACGCTTGGTCCCGGTGTGACGCGGCCGGAGAACAGGCATCAGCTGTTCCGGGCGAGCGACGTCATGGCGTCTCTCGACCTGCTGCAGGCGCTCTGCCCCAATCTCGCGCGCATCGCTCTCGTCGTCAGCTGGTTCGGTGACGACCTCAGGGCCGGCGAATGCACGGTCGCGCCGCGGATCGAGAACCGAACGAAGACGACGCAGTATGTTTCATGGTCGGTCGCCGGCTTGACCCGGGCGATCGCCCGAGAGGTGAGCCAGGTCGATGGCCGACCGGCTTACGGCGGCACGCCGGCCGATGCCGCGGTGATCCACCTGATCAGAGAGATCAAGGCGCGTGGCATCGAGGTGGTGCTCTACCCCTTCGCCATGATGGACGTGCCCGCCGGCAACGACCTGCCCAATCCCCTGACCGGGGGCGCCGGCCAGCCGCCCTTTCCCTGGCGCGGCCGCATCACCTGCGACCCTGCGCCGGGTCTGGCCGGCTCGCCGGATGGAACGGAGGCCGCGGCGGAACAGGTCGCCCGGTTCTTCGGTAGCGCCGCCCCCAGTCAGTTCAGCCGCCTGGGCGAGACGGTCGTCTATAGCGGGCCGCAGGAATGGAGCTTGCGTCGCCAAGTCCTCCACTATGCCAATCTCGCAGTGGCCGCCGGCGGCGTCGACGGCTTCATCATCGGCTCGGAATTCGTCGGCCTGACGCGCCTGCGTCGCGGTCCCGGCCTTTATCCGGCGGTCGAGCAGCTTGTGGCGCTCGCCTCCGACATACGCGGCGTGTTGGGGGCTGGCACCAAGATCCTTTATGCCGCCGATTGGACGGAATACGGCAGCCACGTCATCGGTGATGAAGTTCGGTTCCCGCTGGACCCCCTTTGGGCTTCGCCCGCCATCGACGCTGTCGGCATCGATTTCTATCCGCCCTTCACCGATTGGCGCGACGGGACGAGCCATCTCGATGCGACTGAGGCCTATGCGATCTACGATCCGGCCTATCTCGAACGGCGCGTGACGGCTGGCGAGGCCTTCGACTGGTATTACGCGAGCGAGGCTGACCGCGCGGCACAGAACCGGACGCCGATCACCGACGGCGCTTTTGGCAAGCCATGGATCTACCGCCCCAAGGACCTCGTGGGCTGGTGGTCGAACACGCATGTCGAGCGGGTCGGGGGCGCGGAAACTGCTGCCACCGCGTGGATTCCCGGCTCAAAGCCGATCTGGCTGACGGAGGTCGGCATTCCCGCGGTCGACAAGGGCACCAACGGGCCGAATGTCTTCCCCGATCCGAAGTCGTCGGAATCGGCCTATCCGCCGTTCTCGCGCGGCATGCGCGACGATCTCATTCAGCGGCGCGGGCTGGAGGCGATCATCCGCCACTTCACCGCGGGCGGGGTGGAATTGAACCCCATATCGCCGGTCTATGGCGGCGCGATGATCGACCCGGCAACGATCTTCATCTGGGCCTGGGACGCGCGGCCGTTCCCGGCCTTTCCCGACCAGGACGAGATCTGGGCGGATGGCGCCAACTGGGAAACGGGTCATTGGCTGACGGGTCGGCTCGAGGGTGTGCCGCTTGACGGGCTCATCGCTCGAGTGCTCGACGACTTCGGTGTGGCGCCGGCCTCGGAAATCACCGTCGATGGCTTCGCGGACGGCTACGTGGCGGACCAGCCGATGAGCCTGCGAGCGGTGATCGAGCCGCTTGCGCAAGTCTTCGGCTTCGATGCGGTGGCGAGCGGTGCGGCGGTGCGCTTTCGCAGCTCCGGCCGATCCGTGCCGTTGACCATCGCTGCCGATGAGCTCGTGCCGAATGATGACGGCACGGGCATCGCGTTGCGACGCCTGCAGGAAACAGACCTGCCGCGGGAATTCCGCATCGGTTTCACCGATGGCGAGCGCGACTATCGCCGCAGCGCGGCTGCGTCGCGGCGCCTCAGCGCCGGCAGCCGGCGCGAGAATGGACTGGATCTCGCCCTGGTGACGCGCGAAGCGGAGGCCCAACGCCTCGCGGATCTGACCTTGCAGGACAGCTGGGTCGCCCGCGAGACCGCGGAGCTTGCGCTGAGCCCACGGCGCGTCCCCGTCGAGGTCGGCGATCTCCTGGCGCTTCCCGTCGGCAGTGGGACACGCACCTATCAGGTGACGCGCATCGCAGACGGTCCGCAGCGGCAACTCAGTCTGCGCGCTATCGAGCCGACCCTGCATGATGTGCCGGCGCCCGCCTTGCCCCGGCAGGGCAAGCCGTCTCCGGCGATTGCCGGGCCGCCTGCGGCGGTTATCCTCGACTTGCCGATGGTGACGGCAACGCCCTCCGTGCTGCAGCATATGGCCGTCTTTGCCGACCCCTGGCCGGGCGGCGAGGCCGTCTGGCGATCGGCCGACGGGGCAACCTTCACCCTCGAGGCGACGGCTGACATGGCCGCTAGCATCGGCGAGACGTTGGAGCCCTTGCCGGCTGGGCCGCTCTGGCGATGGGACCTCGGCAACTCTGTGCTGGTGCGGCTGAATGGAGGCTCCCTCACGAGCGTCGATGATCTGCAGGCACTCGGCGGCGCCAATGCCCTCGCGCTTCGGGGCGACGATGGGCAATGGGAAATCCTGACCGCGGCAGAGGTCGAGCTGGTGGACAGCAATGTTTTCCGCCTGCGCCGCCTCCTGCGCGGTCTTGCCGGGTCGGAGGAGGCGGCGCGCCGGCCGACCCCTGCCGGGTCTACTGTGGTTGTGCTCAATCGAGCGGTCCTGCCGCTGACCGACGCCGTCGGTGATATCGGGCGGGCGTGGCGCTATCGCGTCGGTCCGGTCGGCCGCGACCATGGTGATCTCGCCGCCATCGAACTGACCGCCACCGTCCGGCCGGTCGCTCTCATGCCGCTGGCGCCGGTGCATGTGAAGGCGCGCCGCGAGCCGGACGGCATAGCGATCAGCTTCATTCGCCGCAGCCGTATCGGCGGCGACGCCTGGGACGTCCTCGACATCCCGCTGGGTGAGGACAGCGAAGCCTATGAGGTCGATATCCTCGACGGCGCGGAGCTTCGCCGCAGGCTGACGAGCGGCACGCCGTTGGCCCTCTATCCAGAGGCCGACGAAATCGCCGATTTCGGAGTTGCCCAGGCGACGCTTTCGCTGGCCGTCGTCCAGGTGAGCCCGGTGGTGGGTCGCGGCTTCGCGGCCCGGGTCACTGTTCCCATCGTCTGAACGAGGCTTTCATGAGCGAAACACCCAATCTGGCGCTGCCGCTGCTGGCGGCTGCGCAGGCGCAGAAACACGTCACCCACAACGAGGCGCTGCTCAGGCTCGACGTCCTGACCCAGCTCGTGGTGATCGATCGCACTCTGGCGAGCCCGCCGGCCTCGCCCGGCGACGGCCAGTGCTGGATCGTCGGCGGTTCCCCGTCCGGCCCCTGGGCGGGCCATGCCGACGAAATCGCCGCATTTCAGGACGGCGTTTGGACGTTCTACGAGCCGCGTCAAGGCTGGAAGGCCCACGTCCTCGGCGAAGGCAACGATGTGATCTGGACCGGCAGCGCCTGGGTGGACGCCGGCGAGGGAGGGGGGGCACCAGCCTACCGACTGCCGCGCACGGCGCCAATATCGGTTTGGCCGTCGTGGAGGAAGAGCTCACTCTAGCCGGCGCGAGCGTTCAGTCCACGATCGTCATTCCCAACCGGGCGATCGTCTTCGCGGTAACGGAAAGGGTGACGGCCACCGTCACGGGAGCCTCGTCCTTCTCCGTCGGCATTGCCGGGGAGGCCACGAAATTCGGCAACCTGCTCGGGCTCTCGGCCGGTTCTGTCAATACCGGCGTTATCGGTCCGACCGCCTTTTATCAGGACACGCCGATCGTCGTGGCGGCGATCGACGGCAATTTCACGGGCGGCAAGGTGAGGATCGCGATCCACTACGCGACCTTCGCCGCATCCTCCTCCTGACAGCTCTCGCCTCAGATCAGTAGCGTGGCTGGCCGAAGCTGTCGGATGCGCGCTGGCGCGTCTGTACCTGGACATATTCCGGCACTTCCCCAGCCCGTTGTTCCCGGCGCAGCGCATCGGCCTGCGGGTTGGCGCAGGCGGCAACAGCCCAGGCGGCGACGGCGGCGCCGAGCGCCAGGACGATTTTCAGCATTGTCGAACCTTCATGATGGTGCGGCGCATCCGTCCGTACCGGTCCAGCACAGGCCGACTCGGGAGCGCCGAAAGGGCGAGCCTTTGTAGGGGGACCCGACCATGGTGGCAATCAACTTCAGCCACTGCATAGACCTCATTCTCTCGAACGAGGGCGGCTATGTCGACGACCCGCAGGATCCGGGCGGGGCAACCAATTACGGCATCACGCGCGCAACCCTTTCCGCTTTCCGGGGACGCGTCGTTACCAAAGACGAGGTGCGAAGCCTCCGCGTCGATGAAGCCACGACCATTTATCGCCAGAACTACTGGAACACTGTCAGAGCCGATGAACTGCCCGCCGGGCTCGATCTCGCCGTCTTCGACTGTGCCGTGAATTCCGGCCCGAAGCGCGCCGCTCTCTTGCTGCAGCAGGCGCTCGGCCTGAAGCAGGACGGCATCATTGGACCGGTCACGCTGGAGGCCGCCGCCATCTGCCGGGTCGCGGAGACCATTGCCCGCTACGACGGGCTGCGTCTCGCGTTCCTGGCGAGGCTGACGACCTTCCCGACATTCGGCAAGGGCTGGCGCAAACGCGTCGAAACCGTCGAGCGCCAAGCACTGACCCTGGCCGCATCCTCGCCCGCATCCGCGGGCTCGCCCTCCCCAATGCCGCAAAGGAGCGGAACTTTCATGATCGCCTTCAAGAACATTCTTCTGAACCGCCCGATCTGGGCCAATCTCGTGGGGCTCGCTTCGATCGCGCTCTCGCTGTTCGGCATCGACACGAGCGGGCTCGACACCGCCGGACTGTCCGACTCGATCCTGCAGGTCGTGGCGGGCGCGAGCTTCATCGTCTCGAGCGTTCTTCATCTGCGTCAGCGCGCGTCCTGATGCAGCGATTGCGCGGCGGCATCGAGGCGTGAGATGAAAGGGCATTCAGGCGGTGTTCACAGCGGTCCCGCGATGTTGGAGCCCATGCCAATCTTCCTGTGCCGCCTGTCGCCGGCCTTGCTCATAGTACTCGTCGCCCTCGTCGGAGGGCGGCCGGCTGCGGCGGCCCAGCCCGCGGCCTGCCTCTCTCCGAGGGAAACGCGTGAGACTGTGGCCCGGAAACTCGTAATGCAGCCTGCGGCAGCTTTGCGCGCAGCCCGCGCGACTGCCGGCGGCGGCCAGGCCCTACAGGCGCGCCTCTGTCACGGTGAGGGTGGCTTAGTCTATCACTTCGCCATCTTGCGGCCGGATGGCAAGGTCGTTCGGCTCACGCTCGACGCCGTGACAGGAAAGGTCGAGCGGCGGCACGAAGGAGCTGGGCCGAGGCGAATAGATCGGGCCATGCCCGGGCAGCCCGAGGGGCAAGGAGCTGCCGGGCAGGGCCGGAGAGGACAT